CAAGTTCAACCCCTAAGATGACCGACCAAATCTTTGCAATGCGTGTGTGATTGCGTAGCGGGTCATCATAAGATTCATTTCTGTCATTCATTGTAAGGCGAATTGCCTCGCTAAGAGTCTCTTCTCGATTCATGCAACTTCTCCATCTCTTCAACTGGCTTCAGCGCAGATGGGTGCAATTGGTAGTTCCTGACTTCTCTGCCAGGATCCCCAGTCATAATCGGTGACATCCCCTCGAAAATGCCGACCTCGCACCAACCCCTGAAAGCAACTTTTGGTGTATCGGAATCTACTTCATCGACTGAAAGCCAGAAGATGAAGTCTGCCTTGCGTTTGATGGAAGCATACTGTGAAACTGAGACACAGCGACCCCATTGCTCCCAATATCTCTCACTCCATGTCTTGACCTCGATGCGCCCGACATTGGTGTTGATGTCAGCTTCTTTGTCTTTGCTCGGATCAGAGAAGGCCGCCTCTGGCTCGAATCCGTTATCTCGAAGCCAGATAAAAGCAGCAAATTCGCCGAGATGACCAACAAGGTGGCTGTTCGCAGTGTTCCTGTAATGTCCAGGATTGTTGCGATAGCGCTCGAAGGTCTTCTCGGCGAGATGCAAAGCTATTTGCTTGATTTCAGGGTTGAGTGTCAAGCCCTGAATGTTCAAAGGTTATCCCTTTGTCTTTTTCTGCTTTGCAAGTTCAGCATCGATTTCGGTCTTTGCTATTGCAAGAAGATTGACTGTGAATGGGTCTTTTGGATTTGCTTGGCGAGCGATGACTGGAAGCAAGCCTGAAGCGAAGGAAAGAATCTTCACCAAGGTGCTTGCATTCATTGCGAACGCTGCAATTGCTACTGGGAGAGCGAGGCTTCCATAGGTAACGAGAAGCGCATTGAGTTTCTTGGTGTCTAGTTTCATTTCTTTTCCTTTACTTTGTCGGATTGAGTGTCTGCCATGCTGGTCGAGCGACTGCATGAATTGTCTTGTCGAGAAAACGCTTGCGTTGATATACGCCCCCACCATTTGACTGGCTTGCCCCTGTTGCGCCTTCTGGACTGGTATTGCCTTCGATTGTCAAAAGGAAACCTTTTGCAACCTGATTCTGAATGACGATTCCGACATGGTCTGCAATTCCTGCACCAGTCCAATCAAAGAAGATGATGTCTCCTGGCTGAGCAGTCTTTGGATCAACAAGCTGATTCTTCTTCTTGAAATAGTTCACGCCATCTGGACAGTAGATGAACCCTGCTGGAGTCTTGGCTGCAACCAGTGCGGAAGCGTGAATCTGGTCAAAGCACCAAGAGACGAAGCAAGCACACCAAGATTGTCCCTGACCATTCTGCTTGGTCTTGGCTTTCCACCAATCCCAGAATTCAACGATGTTTCCAGACTTGCCATCAGCGCCACCTTTTTCGACTGTGCCGACTTTGGATTGAGCAACCTTGACGAGATCTGTGGCGTTCACTTGGATGACCTTGAGCGAGTCTTGACTTCAGACTTTGCCTTCATTACTTCAACATCAATCTTGATTGACTGTTGATTGACCAGTAGTTCCTCAACCTTGTTGATCAAGCCAGTCTGTCCATCGTTGTAGAGCGCATATTCAATGCGAGCCAATTTGTCTTCGATGGTTTCAGTGTGAGTCTTGATGGCGTGTCTTGCAACAACGCTGATGCCAGCAAGAACTGCTGCTGTTACGAAGAAATAAGAATAGATGATTGTTGCTACATCTGAACTCATTTTGTGATAATAAGAACCGAAACTGCTGAGGAAGATGCTGAGACAGCCCAGATTTCGCCTTCGTGTGTGTCAAGAATAATTTTGTCATTGACATCGAGCTTGTATCCAGTAGTTGATGAGACTGTGCTATCTCCCCCAAGATAAGCAATTGCTGTTTCGCTGTGGATATAGACAGTCTCAGCAGCGATGTCTGCGCCGACAATCTTGACTGGTGATGTTGTGACTGCATATTGTGCGGATGTAACTGCCATGAGGCTCTCCTAGGGTTTGAAGTGAATTTTGATTAGAGAACGAGAGTGTCTGCTTCTTCGGCTGTCAAAGGCTGACCTGCAATGAGCTTTGCCTTTGCGGATGCCTTGAGATCGGCAAGCGCTGTGGCTGCTGCTTCTTCCTCAGCTTTGCGGGCTTCATAAGCTGCTCGATCTGCTTCCATCTGTGCGATTTCGGCATCAGTCAATTCGATGACTGTTTCCACGCCTGTCTCGCAATTGACTTCGATTCGTGTTGGATTAGGCATTTTTTACTCCATATAGATAGGCGGTTGAGTATTGGACGAATGATGCTGAAATAACTGGCTCTAGTTTGATTGAAGTTATAGCTGCCGTTTGATTCCATAAGGTTGCGTACAGCGCAGAGTTAGCGTTCGAGGCATTGTTCTCATTGACTGAATCAGCCGACAAAGATTTCTGGTTACTGCCAGCATAGTTAGGGATATAGATTTCAGCGTTTGCAAAGGTGTTTGCAGTAGAACTAGCAGCAACTTCATCAGCAACGCCATTAGTGTCAGTCGCACTTGTAACTGATGAGCCCGTTCCTTCAATGTATTTACCTGAGTAAGTGCCGCCCGATGTATTGAATGTAATCTTTGTGGCGTTACCCGTTGCTGCTCTATTATCGCGCAAAGACATTTTTATAACTAGGTCTGTGTAAGTGCTAGGAATTGAACTGAAGTCAATGCTTGCAGCCCCACCAGAACCAACAGTCACCGATGAAATCAATGTCATTGTGTTTGCCATAGTTATGCCGCCGCAATTCCATAGAGGGTGAAGGTAGTTCCAACTGCAAAATTTGCACTTGCATCATTACCAACTTGAATTGAAGTAATCGCAGCAGTTGAACGCCACAAGCCTACGATTGCATCAGTTGCATCTGCTGGCGCATCAGCTCTGCCTACAACAGTTTTGTAAGTTGTAGTGTTAGCATAATTCATTATATTCACTCTGTTCATCGTTATATTTCCTGAACGCCAAGCCGCTTGCTTGTCAATATGGATATAACTTGCGCTTGTCTCGCGAGCCGATTGAGCCGCAGACCCAGTTCCTGACAATGAAGTAATTGAATAATTTGTTCCTGTATCTGAATTGAAACGAATCCAAGCATCAAAAGCAGTTGAACTCGCTCCACCTTGAACAATCAAAATCAAGTCTGTATAACTTCCACTGATTGAGCTGAAAGTATAAGAAGCCGCCGCGCTTCCCAGAGTAGTAGTCGCAATCGGAGTATAAGTTGATCCTGCTGCCATTGTCTTCCCCTAGCCTTTCACGCCGTAGAGGGCGAATTGTGTATTTGCCGCAAATGTCGAAGGAAAGCCTTGTGAGTAAGCATAAATTGTAATTATGTCTATTGCTGAAGTGCTCATCCATAAACCTGAACCAAGCCCAACTTCACCTGAGCCATTGTTTTCAACGCCCCAAAGAGCGCGATGTGTTTTATATTTATTTGTGTTTTGATAATCTAAAATATCTAAAACTACCGCATAAGCAGAGGTATTTGCTGTCGCTCCGCTACCGCCACCAAATGCGCTTCCAAATGATTGTGTTGAGCCAGCAGCGGCAGATGCAGCAGAGCCATTTCCCTCAACATAGTGATAAGTGTAATTTGAACCAGTATCTACTGAACCAGCGCCAACTCTGTATCTTCCATAAATACCGTTTGCGCCTTGTGAATTGACTGCTAGTGCTCGAATTTGCAAATGCTTGTAAGTATTAGGGATAGAAGAAAAAGTTACAGAAGCACCGCTTCCTGTGACAGTAGCAATCGACTCATAAGAGTTGGTACTCAAATGCCCACTTATCTGTGAAGCCATAATCCCTAGAATCGGAGTCATTATGCAATGTCCCCGACCACAAGCCAAGAGTTTGCTGCGAGCTTGATCGCAGTTGCGGCAGAGTTGGCCACTCTCAACTTGGGGGTTGCGCTAGTTGCGCCAGTTGAGATGACTGTGGTTGTGCCTGAAGTAGTTGCACCGATTGTTGGCTGACCTGCTCCTGTGATCCATACGAAATGAACCTCAGTGCCGATTGCAAAGTTGAATGTTGCATCGGTTGGGATATTGAACTGCTGCGTTGCAGCATTGTTCATTGAGAATAGGTAGCCTTCATCGCCGCTTGCGATGGTGTAAGCCGCAGTCTTGGCTGTGTAGCCGATATAAGTCTTTGGCTGGTTGATGATTGGCGTTGTCAAAGTTGGAGTTGTCAAAGTTGGGGAAGTTGCCAGCACTGCGGATCCTGTGCCTGTGATGGCGTTGAAGCCGACATATTCATAGTCCCAAGAAGCAGCAGTTGTTCCTGAGTTCAGGATTGCTGTCACCTTGACTGACATTCCACCAGGAATTGCAACGATTGTGTTCAGACCAGAAGATTGAACTGTGACAACGCCTGTCGAGTTATTCTCGATGAGATAACGAGTTCCGACTGTCATCGTTGAGGAAACTGGCATCACAACTGTCTGGGTTG